AATTAAATGATACGTTATTTTGCCATGCATTAGCTGAGTTATAGCTCCATAAATCGAATCTTGTGCCATCGGCATTTAATTGGAAGTTAAATGCTCTATTATTTGCAGCATTTGCTATGTATAAGCACGATACAATAGTATCGCCACCATTTTTATACAAGCCAATATCACCTACAACAGTTAATTTACTAGCAGGATTTGTAGCGCCTATACCGACATTTCCCTCTACAATTAATCCATTACTAGGAACAAAAGTATTATAAGTTGAAGAACCTATGCTTGCGCCGCCAATAACAGATAACTTATTAGCAGGATTACTAGTCCCAAGGCCTACTTTGTTATTAATTAGAACGAAATCGCCGCTGCCATACTGACCAGCGACTACACGGTCATCTGCAAATACCTCAAGTACTGGGAGACCAGCAGAGTTATTAACAGACATCAATGAATCAGATAAATCATCAACTACTGAAAACAATGTACCATTTGTGCCGTCTGCTCTAAGAACAGTGTCGTTTGAAATTGAAGAAACAACATGAAGTTTACCGCTAGGGGTATTAGTTCCTATTCCAAGGTTTCCTCCGCTAGTAGTGTTTATAGATCTAATATAGTCTAATCTTGATACTGCTTCAGATTCAGAAGTATTTCTTGTAAACCAAGTTAACCAATTGCTTCCTGCTTTATTTAAGAATCTAATGTTGCTATAATGATAAAAGACATCACGCAATTCTAGAGACCTAACTATTTGTAAATTAGCATCTGTTTTAAGAGTATCTGCTGCTATACGATATAAATTAGTTACAGCATCTCCGCCAAATGTTATTCCGCTGGCTGGCAAAGTGGAACCTGCGCCGCCAACTGACAAGAGAGTAGTTGGAGTAGCGGTTCCTATCCCAACCAAACCAGCAGCCGTAATACGCATTTTTTCAACTACAGCCGTTCTAAATACAATAGGAAATGAACCAATAGAACCAAAATATAAGCTCGATGAATCTGAATCAATTCCACCAATTCTTACATTATTAACCATCGCTTCAATGATCGCAGCAGTTGTTCCATTGACTTGTAAAAATTTATAATTATTTTGCGCCGTTGGTGCCACAGTGCCAATGCCTACATTTCCAGTGATGTCAATATACACTCTTGAGACATTATTGGTCCCTAAAGTTAAAATATTTGAACCATTTAGCACCAAATTACTACCCATTCTTATTTGGGTATTTGCGCTTGGACCTTGGATTGTGCTTTCGTCACTTGAGAGAAGGATTGCTGCTACGCCATCAGCATTACTTTGTACGACTTGTAATTTAGCAGTTGGATTTGTGATTCCAATACCAACTTTACCATCGGCTGTTATTCTAGTTTTTTCAGTTAAACTTCCGCCTGTTGCGGTATAGAAGACAAGAGATGCATTTTGATTTGCTGCTGTCGCATCATAAACATTATAATTTAACGCTGCAATTCTTGCGCCTCTTGCTATGGTTCCAGCAGTAGTAGTACTAGTTCCACCATAACCTATATCTAAGTTTAAAGAAGTCCCACGCTCTACCCCTAGTTCTGCTCCCTGACAATTAACTAAAGTTAAAACTGTTGTGCCTTGAGAAGCTATACTTTGATTTCTCTGAACCAATAATCCAGATACAGAAGTAGGAGTAAAATTAATATATCTACCAGCAATGCTAAAAACGTGAAACAGTGCAGAAGAATTTGTTATTCCTATTCCGACATTACCACCAAAAGGCTGAATGGTTAACGGATTTACTCCAGCAGTATTACTATTATGTTGATAAGTTTGGATTAATCCATAATTAGTCCCAGCATCATTAACTGTTCCAACTGTTACTCTTACATTAGAGGATGCAGAATCGCAGACATTAAAAGCACTAACTCCAGCGAAATCAACTGATAATCTGCCAGATGGATTGGTCGTGCCTATACCAACATTACCATTATTTGTAATTCTTACTTTTTCAGATGATGCAATTGAAAATGCAATTGCTGGTGACACTGCTCCTGCATAATCTGTATTGAATCCTACGGTATTACCAGTTTCGTTTGCGTATATTCCTAGAGCCGGATTAATTGTAGCACCAATTCTTCTAAAATATCCTACTGTACCATCTGATGCCCTTTGTACGTCCAACTTATAACTTGGACTTGTTGTGCCTATACCTATATTGCCATTGTTTAAAATAAATAAACCTTCAGTAGTAGCCTTAAATCGGTTATCTGTTACTGGAAATTCATATCTGTTAAATCCAAGAAGACCAGCTACTGTTGCGCCGGTTCCAGTTGCGGTTGTTTGTGTTAGATTTGTATTAGATTTAATTCTAACATTAACTAGCATGGCACCACCAGCACCACCAATAGATCTTAAACGTAATTCAACAGAACCACCAGTAGACGCCAATCTAGCATCAACAACTACACCATTACGGTCTCCAGCATAGTGAGCTTGAGTTCTACTTGGTAATTGAACCCAATCTGTTGTAGTGCCAGTATAATAGTTAGCTATCAATTCAAACAATGAGTATTCAATTGTGCTGCTGTCATGGTGAAATATTTCAAAAGTTGCTCTAATTGAACTAGCAGAAGCTGCTAAAGATCCAATTTCTGTAAAAGCGCCATTTGCAGCAGCAACAGTCCTTTGAATTCCAACAGCATGTTCTTCTGCGGCAGTTCCATTATAATCCCAATATAGGCTTCCAACAACATGTAATCTTTTAGTTGGATTTGTCAATCCTATACCAACATTTGTATTCTGAAGTCTCATGACTTCATTAGTGCTTAAACCATCAGCAGCGCAAAATCTTAAACTATTTACATTGCTTCCATCACGGACAAATCCAACAGAATATTCTGAGGATTGAGCAGAGAAATTAATAAAAGACTCAGAGGCATCTGCGCTTTCAATAGTTACTTTAGCGACAGCGCCAGTATTTCGAATGTGCAATGCTGAAGCAGCTTCTGGGTTGGTTAATCCAATACCAACATTTTCAGTTGATAGTCTCCAACTCATTATTGCTTTAGTTGGAACTGTTCCTATCACTCCATTGCCGCCAATTGCAAGAGCATTAGTTGAAGAACCTACGTCATAAAAATGAGCATAATTTGCGCCGTTTGTATTTATAGTTAATTGATTTCTGGCGACATTAGCGACGACATTGGTTAAATAAGTTTGACCAGTAACATGAAATTGAGCAAGCGCACTACTTGTACCTATACCGACAGCACCGCCATTAAAATAAGATGTACCATTTGCTTGAATATCTACTTTAGTAGTAACATCACTTCTCATCAGCAAACGAGCATCATTGGAAGCATTTGTCGAAAGTATAAATGTATTTTTGCCAGCAGTATTAGGCGAAATATATACATCTCCATTTACATCCAATTTAGCACCGGGGCTTGTTGAGCCTACCCCTACATTTCCGCCGTTTGCAATATAAACAGTATTTAATCCTGCTGCATCAGTAAACTGAATACCACTTGCTCTACCATATAATTGAGCAATGAAAGTATTAGTTCGATCATTAAATAACGCAATACCATAACCGCCAGCAGGTCCAATTTGACAAACTCCAGTAACTCTTAAAGATCCAGCGATATCTAATGACGTAGCAGGATTTCTTAAACCTATTCCAACATTACCGCCATTAGGATTTAGTAAAAGCGGATAATTAACGGCTGAATTTACAGAGTCACCGCACTGTATCCATGAACCCCATGGTGATGCGTCTGCAACACCCATATACATACCATGACTTGCGCCAGCAGTTTTAGCTCTTAAAGTTAAGAATCCACTAGTATTAGCGCCAGCCGCTGCTGGATACGCATTTGATGCATCAATATGAAGTCTTAAATCAGGATTTGTCACTCCTATACCGACATTACCGCCAAAACTTGCACCTCCAACTACTGTTAGAGAGCCATCTGTTTTAATTGTCGAAGCGGCACTTCTATACAAATTAGCAGAAGCATCATTTCCAAAACACATTCCGCTAATCGCAGTAGTAGAAGAGCTTGGTCCAACAGAAAGTAGGCAGTTGGGAGCATTATTAAGGTCGCCGATATGAAAACGCCCTTGTCTATTAAGTGACATTGCTATAGTTCCGCTAGCGTAGAACCAAGTTTGTTCAACAGACCTTGCGTGATTAAATAAAACTAATGTAGGAGAATTACCATCTGCTGGAGAATTATAAGGTCCAACGTAAGCGATATTTGTAGGAAGGATTCCAATCATTGGAACAGCCAATCCAGTAGAAGTAGTGAAAGATATACCCCCGCCAGAGATTTGAAGCTTATTAGAAGGATTAGTCACTCCTATTCCAACATTACCGATATTAGTTATACGAAATCTTTCTACGCTAGGAAGATCAAACGGAGAAGTATGCAATGCAAGACCAACTTTTCTATTGTAACCAGCACCACCAACAGCATCTTCTTCTGAAACAGCATATATACAAGCAGATTTTCCAAGAATATTTGGCGCATCAACACTACCACCACCCATTTTTATACCCCATTTTGCATTATTATTTGAGGTAGAAGCTGGTACAGCATTAAATGGAGCAGTTAATATTAAAAAATCATTAACCAAATTAGTATCCATTAATGCACTAGTGCTAATTGAACCCAATTGTATTCTTGAGCCTGTAGGAGTAGTTTCTACAACATGTAATTTGCTAGTAGGAGCAGCTATATTTATACCAACATTGCCATTGGTGCTAGCTATTACCAGATCGTTTCTATTAGCATCACTATCTAAAACCAATTTTACACCAACAGATGTAGAATTACTCCCAAAAACAGCAAAGCTTGCATTTGTGCCATTCGCAACCGCTGTTCCAAATTGTCCATATGTCGTACCATATACTGCGCCTACAACGTGTAGTTTTTGTAATGGAATTGTCACTCCTATACCGACATTGCCATTTGAATCAATACGCATTCTTTCTGTATAAGAACCATTATTCCAAGCAAAATAACCAGTGCCTCTTGTATAATAAGATGTATTGATGAATGCTGCCGTAGCTGCTCTGTCAATTGCCTCAATATAACAATTTGAAGAACCAACTCCAAATTCAAATCCTCCGCCAGCACCATATACATGTAATTTTGTAGCAGGATTTGTTGTTCCTATACCGACATTACCCGCAGATTGTATACGCATTCTTTCGATACCATTTGTCCCAAATATAATAGGAATAGTATTCGAAGTTCCAATCGCTAATAGCGTTGGATGAACTGTAGCAAGAGTAGTTGTGCCTAAAAATGCTGCTCCAGAAGTATTTGCTCCGAATACCGTTCCAGCTACAGGATTAGGACCATACATTCCTGCTATGAGG